GCAAGCAATTTTTAGAGAGTTATCTTGGTGGGATAAATATAAAGAATTAATATTTATAGGTTTAATACTTTTAGGAGTATTAATGATTTTAAAAAAAATAGGAAAAATAATTTAAAATGGCAGCAACAGTAGAATTAGATATAGCTGGATTAGAAGGTAACATGATGGCTCAACCAAGAGTTTTTGCACATGATGCACAACCATTGAATGTAGCAGACTTTGGGGATTTATTAGTTCCACTACCAACAGTAGATGAAACAGTATTTATGCAAAGAGGAGCATGTTTATATGTAGGTGTAGATGTAGAAGAATTAAAAGTAGTAATGGAAAGTGGTTCAGAACCTATTTTCAAAAATGTTCCTGCAGGTTCATTTTTACCTATATTAGTTACTAAAGTTGAACACGCATATATATCTACTGCTCCAGCAAACGTTGATGTAGCTGATGGTGATATTATAGCACTTTGGTAATATGTGGTTAGGTAACGGATATATAATCCCTATGGTAAAAAGACCTAAGGGACCAGTAGTTCCCCCACCACCTTCGGGAGATTTTATAGCATTAGAATCTGGATTAACAGATATTGTAGCATTAGAATCTGGATTAACAGATAAAGCAGAATTAGAATAAATAATAAAAAATGGCAAACGCAAAAATAAGTGATGACGCGGTATTTATACCGGAGACAACAAACGTTAGATTAATAGACGGCCTTGCTGGATACAAAGGATCTGACAATGCTAAAATAACTGGAGATTTTTTAGTTCAAAGTGTTATCAATGGATCTGGAAGCGGTGTAGATAAAAGAGTAACATATTATGCTGCTAGTGGTGGAAATGTAGAATTAGCGGGAAGTGATGGTTTTACTTGGAGTGATGATACTACTAATACACTTAGTCTAGGTTTACCTGGAAATTTTGCAGGTAATTTAATAATAAACTCTAATCATCTAGCGGGAACAGATCCAGGTACTTTAACGTTTAGCTCTAAAGATGGAGACAACTTTCAAATATATGCTGGAAACACTATAAGTGCTCAAACTTGGATTTTACCAGGAAGTCTACCATCTAATGGGGAAGTAATTAAAGCTGCTGTTACAGGAACTGATGTATCATTATTTTGGGATAAAGATGAAAACGTTACATACGACTTAGGCACTAATACTCAAGTTGGTTTTGGAGAAGTAAAACTAGTGGGTTCTGATGGAACAACAGATTTACTATCATTAACCGGTACAGGTACAGTGAGTGTATCATCAGATGCAGCTGGAGCGATAACTATTAATGGAGCTGCTGGTAGCGCTTCTGCTTTTACTACTTTAACAGCTGCTGATGTTATAGATTGGGATTATGCTACAGATGGACCAAATATAAAAGTAACATTAGGTGCTGGATTAGAAAACGTACTTACAGTAGATACTATAGGAGAATTTCCAGATGGATCAGAAGGATGGATGATTTTAGATCCAAGCGCGTCAGTTGATTATAGATTACCAGATGAAGATTACGGTAGTGCTGTAGGATTAAAAAGCGTTATAACAAGTGGAAATGTTAGTTTAGACGGTACAAATCCAGTGTTATTTCATTACACTTATGACGGGACACAATTTTGGTGGACTAAGTTTGTTAACATGATTGAACCCGCAAATTATCCACCTAGTGTAAATTTTGATTCATCTAGTTTGATATTTTATCATGATCCAGCTGTATTCAACCAAGCTACTACTGGAGTTGTAGGTCCTGGTGATACCGTTGAAAACATGGTAGGCAGCGCTTTAATTGGAGATTTAGTTACTGGATCTACTGTGACTAGTCAAAATTATTATCCAAAAGGTAATGCAGAACCTTTTTCTGCTGGAGCTGCTTTTTATAGTTTTGGTAATACTGCTAATAGAATAACAAGAAACGTTAATATAGCAGTACCAATTTCTACTGAAGTAACTTGGAGTGGCTATATTCAAGGTCCATATAATTTAGGTTCTAGTTTTCAAACACTATTTGATTTTGATGGTGGTACAGATTATGATCAACAGCTTTATATAGATAATGGGGAATTTAACGTGTATCAAAAAGGAACTTTCAATTATCCTGTATTAGATGATTATACTGCAACTGGTGGAGCTGATTTATCTAATGCTTGGTTATTTGTTTCTCTTATGAACACTCCTTCGACGGGACCTACTACAAATGATGGTACAGTAAGAATAGCAGTTGGTTGTCAAGCGTCCTTAGATGCTGCTGTTGCAGCGGGTGGAGCAACTAATTGGGATTATGATGGTACCGGTAACACCGTTGCAGTTGATGCTAATGGATTATATTTTGAATCGATAACTAATTTAGATTTAGACGAGTTTAATTTTGAAAACTTTGTCTTAGGTAATGGAAGAAATGGAGCACTTAATGAAGGTGGTATATTCCACTATGGATTATTTGGAATATTTAACACTGTTATAAGCGACGTTGTTATTGCGGCAAACTGGACTAGTACGAGAGACACGTATGGTATAACATAAATAATAATTAAATTTAATAAAATGAAAATTAAAGAAGAAGAATTACAAAAAATTAAAGGTCAACAAGAAAAACTAGATGCTTTAGTTAAAGAAATAGGTATATTAACTACTCAACAACACGCTTTATGTCATGAGGTTGGTATATTAAATCAAACTATTCAATCAACTAAACAAGAATTAGAAAAAGATTACGGATCAATTAATATAGACTTATCAACTGGTGAATATACAGAAATTGAAACTGAAGAACAAAAACCTGAATTAAGTAAAGTATAATGTCTAAGGTTATAAGAAAGATAAGTATTGGATCTGATTATAAAAATGAAGCTATGCATTACTCCGTAGGCCAAGAGGTTTACGGAGGGCATACTATCTGTGATATAATAAGTGAAGATAGAGATGGTGAATATTCTATTTATATAAAAAAGAATAATGAAGTTTTACCGTGGAAGAAATTTAACTCTAATATGGCTATTGCTGTAGAGTTTGATTTAAACTATTAATGAGAAGTATATATAATTTTATAGTTGAACCGTTTGAAGATAGATACGAGAATTTAGTAAAAGTAGGAGATAAAAGTTTAATAGTAAATACTAGTGTAGAAAACCACTCCTTTGTAAGTAAAAAAGCTAAAGTAATAAAACTTCCTTTAGCTTATTCTACAGATATTAAAATAGGTGACATTGTGTATGTACATCACAACTTATTTAGAAGATGGTACGATCAAAAAGGTAGAGAAAGAAACAGTAGTACTTACTTTAAAGATAATTTATATTTTTGTTCATTAGATCAAATATATATGTACAATTCTACAGCTAATCTAGATTACTGTTTTATAAAACCTATATTAGACGAAAATTCTCTTGATATCAAAAAAGAAAAAGATTTGTTTGGTATTGTTAAGTATAGCAATAAAAAACTATTAGATAAAGGTATAAAAGAAGGTGATTTAATTACGTTTTCTCCAGAGTCTGAATTTGAATTCTTAATAAATGGTGAGAGATTGTATTGTATGAAATTTAATGATATTGTAATAAAGCATGAACATAAAGGAAACGAAAAAGAATATAATCCAAGCTGGGCAACTAGCAGTGAAGGAATTAATAAAAGTAGCGAAGGAACCGATTGTAGATACGGGAGAGGATGTGACTGCGGACCGACTAAAGAACGCAGCTGCTACTAAAAAACTTGCTATATTTGATGCGTTTGAGATTTTAACTAGAATACAAGAGGAGGAAGATTTACTAAATAACAAACCTAAAGAAAAGAAAGAAGAAAGGTCTTTTAAAGGTTTTGCAGAAGGGAGGAGTAAGTGAAGTATCAACAGACGCTTTGGAGAAAGTTAAAAGACGTAGTTAATCCTAAAATATTGTCTAAACAAAATAGATTAAAAAAATGGGATTATGGCTATAATAAAGAATATGATTTTATTGTTATAAGTAAAACTGGACAAATTGGAGAAATCATTGAAATTCAAAACTTGCGTATTGCATTACCAACAGAAGATGAACCTTTTAAACGAAGCGAAAATAAAGAGGAACAATATTGGGAGCAATTCGAGTATTCGAAAGAATTAAAAAATATTAAAAGCCGTTTTGACTGGGAAAAATATCCTATGGAATTTAGAGAAAAATGGTGGGATTATATAGATGAAGAATTTAAAAGAAGAGATGAGGGATTTTGGTTTTACAATAATGGTGAGTCTACTTATATCACTGGTACTCATTACATGTACCTGCAATGGTCAAAGATCGATGTCGGAGCTCCGGATTACAGAGAATCAAATAGACTCTTCTTTATATTTTGGGAAGCATGTAGGGCAGATAATAGATCTTATGGGATGTGCTATCTTAAAAACAGACGGTCTGGATTTTCTTTTATGTCCTCAGCTGAACTTGTCAACCAAGCCACAATATCTTCAGATGCCCGATTCGGTATCCTTTCAAAAACTGGAGCAGATGCTAAAAAAATGTTCACAGATAAAGTTGTCCCGATATCCGTTAACTATCCGTTTTTCTTCAAGCCGATCCAGGATGGTATGGATCGTCCTAAGACCGAACTGGCATATAGAGTCCCAGCTTCAAAACTTACTAGA